TCAGCCGCATCGTTATCGGCCTTGAGTTCTGCGGTCAGGCCTGGCAGGTTCTTGACCCACTTATCCAGCTCGTTCATGGCTACCACTTCCCCGCCAGCACGATCCCATTCCCGCCATTGATTTCCATCCAGCGGAGAATAAAGTGCTTGGCAGCTCTCTTGGTCTTGAAAGAATGTACGCCGGTCATCCAGTACCCAACATCTATTCTGACTTTCCACATGGTTTCCTCCGTTCAGACAGTTGCAATCTTTACATGCCAAGCGTTGACATGTCAAGACATTTGTGTTTAAATCTTTCCATGAACCCGATGTGGCTAGTAAAACTATGTGGCAGTAAGCGCCAAGCGGCGCTCAGGATGGGCGTATCTCGGCAGACCATTTACGACTGGCTGAAGCTCGGAGCTATCCCGTCTAAGTGGCATCAGAAGGCCGAACAGGTGCTGAGGAAATGAACAAATACAGGAATAAGCCCACGGTAGTGGATGGCATACGCTTTGCGTCTAAGCGTGAAGCTTATAGATATAAAATCCTGCGGTTACTCGAGAAAACTGGGGATATATCTCATTTGGCCATGCAACCCAGGTACGATTTGCGCGTCAATGGATTGAAGATATGTACGTATGTTGCTGACTTCGTCTACATTGACAGGCACGATAACGTAGATGTAGTCGAGGACTGTAAGGGCATGAGAACGCCGATCTACAAGCTCAAGGCCAAGCTCATGAAGGCTTGCCTGGGGATAACGATTCGAGAAACATAGGGCGATGAAGCAGCCCAAAGAGACATGAAGACTCCTCCCCCGGCCTTCAGGGCCGGTTTAACCGGGGCTGGCCTACAAGGGGCCCTGGTCTTTTCTTGACTACCTATGAGCAGAGTTGAGGTCATCGGTAACGCAACGCTGTATCTAGGTGATTGCATCGAAGTTTTGCCCACGCTGCCCAAGGTAGATGCGGTGATTACCGATCCGCCGTATTCAGGCGCAACGCAAATGGGAGCGCGCACACGTAACGATGACAAATATTCTGGCAACTTGTTAGTGCCATTTAGCATTACATGGGCGGATTTGAAGGCGCGTTTTGACGCATGCAAGCCTCGCCGCTGGTTTGTGGCTTCAGTTGATTGGAGGCATGGTATTGCGTTAGAGCTAGAACCACCTAGCGGGACAAAGTTCGTACGAGCTGCGATATGGGTGAAAGAGAATAGCGCTCCTCAATTCACTGGAGATAGGCCCGCCCCAGGGTGGGAATTCGTTGCATGCATGCATGGGTCTGACGAGAAAATTAGATGGAATGGAGGTGGGAAGCGCGGAGTATGGACAACTTCTATTCAATCAACGAATGGTCACCCGACTCCCAAGCCTGAAAAGTTAATGCGTGAATGGTGTGGAGACTTTACAGATCCTGGCGAATGCATCCTCGACCCCTTCATGGGCTCTGGCACCACAGGCGTGGCCTGCATGCAGCTCGGCCGCAAGTTCATAGGCATCGAGATAGAGCCTAAATACTTCGATATTGCCTGTGAGCGTATTGACAACGCCCAGAGACAGACTAAACTGTTCGCCTAGGAACGTCGGGACAAGGCAGGCCAGCCCTGTCTCACGTGCGTTGAGACTTACCGACCTCCTAATCTCTACCATGCACGGGTATCTGTTTGGCCTCAAACCCCATTGTGTAGCGCACTCCCAGCGACATTAGCGAGCCCTGATCTTGGCTGCCGGGAAGAAAAGAGATTGCGCTTACTAGCAAGACGGCGCAGGGAGACTTGGTAAGGGTACTCCCACGAACAGGCAAACCTATGACGGCAAGAGGTCTGGCCCACCTAGTACACGGGCGCCTGGAAGACGAACTGCCCGCAAGTGACAACCTATCCAGCCCTACCAGATAGGCGTCTTGCTTATACCCTGGCGACTCTGGTGTGTGGTGAGCATGTCCGGCTCAATACCGGAAGGAGTGGGTTCGAATCCCGCAGTCGCCCCATAAAATACTTGACGACATTTCGTCAGTGTTCTATAAGCCATTTACCTTGATCAAAGGAGCAATACATGCCTAAGAATATGCCTATCACCCAGAAGGGCACAGGAGGCAGTTCAGCCTCCCAGCGTACCTCTACTGGCTCAGGAAGCCGCCCTACCGGCGGTAGTTTCAAGATCCCCAGTTCCAACCCAGCCAGCCCCCAGAAGATCCGCCCTAAGAACAGCCCAGGCTAAGCCCATGCGAGTCCACAAGCACAGATTACTTACCAAGGAAGAGATCGCTTGGAGACGGTTTATGCGTGGTACTCAGTGGAGTAAGCGCATGCTGGCCAAGGTCACCTCCAGGCCTCCACTAGTATTTAACAGGATCGGTTCATGAAGATCGGACCCAAGGTCACCGAGAAGTACTTCGGCCAGCCTGTAGGCAATAGCCAGGATCCTGACGAGCCCTGGGATAAGTCTGCAGGTACGATCAGCACCGATGGCTACAAGATCGGAGGCAGGGGCAGCCATGGTGGTGGTAGTAAGCCCTCACGTAATCCAGGGCGTACTGGCAGTGCTGCACTGGGCTCGAGCAGGCCCCGCAGTGCACAAAAGATACGTGGATAGTGACGAAATCTCGTCAATGACTTAGAAGTTGCAAGCAAGATGACCTGGGAACCAGGGAAGTCAGGTAATCCAGATGGCTCAAAAAAGCGTAAAAGATTCGAAGCAGCCCTGGATAGAGCGCTTGTACAAGATGATTACAAGGCGCTCAGAAACTGCGTTAACAAAGTTCTCGAGCTTGCCCAAGAAGGCGAGCAATGGGCTGTGCTTCTCTTACGAGACACACTGGACGGAAAGCCAGCTCAACAGGTGGTTGCAACAGATAACGATGGGAGACCACTAGCAATTGCTCTCGTCGCCTACGCCAGACCTGACGATCCCATACAGGTATACCCCGAGGCCCTACCAGCTCCCATTCCTGCAGAAACTGGACGAGGGCATTAAGCGAGCCATACAGATATGGCATCGTAGGGCTGGGAAAGATAAGACAGACTGGAACTACGTTATCAAACGTAGCTTGCAGCAGGTAGGCAACTACTACTACTTCTTTCCGACCTATGCCCAGGCCAAGAAGGTTATCTGGGACGGCATTGGTAAAGATGGCTTTCCATTCCTGAGCCATATACCCAAAGAAATCATCAAGAGTAAGAACGAGACAGAGCTGCGCATTGAACTGATCAATGGCTCTGGTATCCAGTTGATCGGCACAGACAACATTAATAGCATCATGGGAACCAATCCCATAGGCTGTGTGTTCGCCGAGTACTCGCTGCAAGACCCCAGAGCCTGGGACTACATACGCCCGATCCTGCGTGAGAACGGAGGCTGGGCCATCTTCAACCTCGTCCCTCGAGGTAAGAACCATGGTTGGGAGCTATATCAGACCGCTCTAAAGAACCCAGATACATGGTTCTGTCAGATCCTCACCGCTACTGATACCGGATCGGATCATCTAGCCGACGAAGAACGTAAAGATGGCATGTCTGACGAGATGATCCAACAGGAGTATTACTGCTCATTCGAGGGTGTTCAGTCTGGTTCAGTATTTGGTAAACAGATGCAGGAGGCTGAGAGGCAAGGCCGTATCTGTGGCGTGCCGTGGCAGCCCGAGTTCCCTGTAGACACTTGGTGGGATATCGGTACGGGCGATCCCACGGCAATATGGTTCACCCAGAACATTGGGAGGGAGGTCCATGTTATCGACTATTACGAGAACTCGGGCGCGGGCGTTGGAATTGACTTCTACGCACGTCATCTGCAAACGCTGCCCTACGTGTGGGGATCGCATCACGGACCACACGACCTTGAAGCTCACCAGTTCGCCGCCAACGGAAAGTCAACAAGAGAGGTTGCATCTGCATTGGGCCTGCGGTTTAACATTGTGGACAAGCTCGATAAGCAGTCCCAGATTAATGCTGGGCGAGCCTTCATACAGCGTTGCTACTTTGACAGGGTTAAGACGGAGCGCGGACGAGACGCACTAGTCAGCTACCACTACAAGTGGGATGACAAGCGCAAGGCCTTTGCAGACGAGCCCTACCACGACTGGGCCAGCAACGGGGCTGATGCCTTCATGCAGCTGGCAGTAGGCCACAAGCTCAAGCCCAAGCTCGAGGTGCCCAAGATAGAGATATTGCAGTACAGCAAAGGCGAGGAGGGCATAGCGTGGATGGCGTGAAGTATTACCAGGCATACGATGAACTCCGGGATGAGAGCTTCCAGATCGAAGTCACTGACGAACAGGCCTCGCGTATGACTGGGCTTATTCTCGATGAACCCTCGAGCTTGCCTATCAAGTCTAGATACAGGTCAGAGAGACATACTCCCTGTCCGCCCGGACAATGCGCAGATCCTGATTGCTGTCAGTGTGGTCGTCTATGACTGAGACCTACTATGTCCGCTTCCATGAGACCAGCCGGTATGACATCGAGAACGATAGAGACGCGGTCATGCTCATGGCCACCACGCCCACTGGCACCTACTGCGCTGAGATAGAGGCTACGGGTGGAGCTAAGCAGCGTGAGCGGGCTGAAGCCTTCCGTAAGTATGTCCTGCAGAGCATTGCCCTGGGCACTGGCCCGCATGAGATCGAGATAGGTTGATGAGTAAAATTGTTTATGAGGGTTCGTGGGTGAAGGTGGCAAACATGAGGAATAAGAGATTTGCTGCTAACAGTCCTTGCTCTAAGTGTAGAAGGCTATCTTGTGCACCTGTCTGGTACAACATCCATTCGAGAGAATGCAGATGTATGAAATGCTTTAGTCCAGAAGGTTATTAATGGCTCAAGCACAGACAGATCGTAAGCCCGATGACTCCCAGACAGATGAGAAGGCGGAGAAGTCTGTTGTTACTTTCCTGCAGAAAGTGGTTAAGCGATTCGCCAAGGTGGAGAGCGCGGAAAGCGTCAACAGGCAAAAGGCGCTCGAGGATCTCCGCTTCAAAGCGGGTGATCAGTGGCCAGAACAAGTAAGGGCTACACGCACGATTGAGAAGCGTCCGTGCCTGACCATCAACAAGATGAAGACGTTCGTTCACCAGATTACGAACGATCAGAGGCAGAACCGGCCCAGCATCAACATATCCCCTGTTGGGGATAAGGGCGATCCTGAGACGGCCAAGATGTTAAAGGGCCTGATCAGACAGATAGAGAGGTCTTGTAATGCAGACGTTGCTTACGATACTGCTTTTGATAACGCTGTGTCTAACGGTTGGGGTTACTGGCGTATTCTTACTGACTATGAGGATGAGGACACATTTGATCAGGTTATCAAGATTAGTCGAATCAAGAACCCCTTCAGAGTCTACCTTGATCCAGACAGCGAAGAGCCGGACGGAAGCGACGCGAAATGGGGATTTATTACTGACCTCATCACCCGAGAAGAATTCAAAGAACAGTGGCCCGACGCTAACCAGTTCGCCTGGGAAGAAGGAGGCTTAGGCGATGAGTACAAGCTATGGAGTACGGCGAGCCACATTAGGATCGCAGAGTATTTCTGCTTTGAGAATGAAACAAGAAAGTTGGTTGCACTTTCCAGTGGGCATATCGGATTTGAAGACGAACTGGACGATTCGATCAAAGCTGAGATTAAAGCGAATCCAGATCTTATCGTCAACGAACGAGAGGTCCATGAGAAGAAAATTAAGTGGTACAAGCTCACAGCGCACGACATCCTCGAGGAGAACGACTGGCTGGGCAAGTGGATACCCATCGTTAAGGTCATCGGCGATGAGGTAGACATTGAGGGCAAGACCACGTTGGCGGGCATCATTCGAGATGCTAAAGACAGCCAGCGTATGTACAACTTCTGGGTGACCAGTGAGACAGAGCTGATCGCACTGGCACCTAAAGCGCCCTGGATCATGGAAGAGGGCCAAGTAGAGGGGCACGAACAGAGATGGAAAGACGCCAACACCAAGTCCCTACCATACCTCCTGTACAAAGGTGTCTCACTTGCGGGCAAACCCGCTCCACCGCCTCAACGCCAACAGTTTGCTGGCCCTCCTGCTGGTGTGGTCCAGGCGAAGATAAGCGCCGCGCAGGACATGCAGGCTACTACTGGGATACGCTTCGATGCGACCTTGCAGGAAAGAAACTATGATGAATCAGGTAAAGCACTCAGAGAACTCAAGCGTGTGGGAGATCTTGGGAACTTCCACTATGTCGATAACCTGTCCAGATCCCTCAAGCATACCGGACGCATCCTCGTCGATCTCATCCCCAAGATCTACGATACGCCTCGAGTTGTCACTATCCTGCGAGAAGACAGCAGCGAAGAACGAGTCAAGATCGATCCCAGCCTTGGGACGCCCCATGCGCAGACTCAGGCCCCTGACGGACGCATGCAACGCCTGTACAACCCAAAGCTGGGTGATTACGACGTAGCAGTAACAGTAGGCCCCAGCTTTGCCACTAAGCGGGCCGAAGCAGCCGATTCCATGCTCATGTTCATGAAGGCCGTACCGCAGGCCGGTCAGCTCATTGCAGACCTGATTGCCAAGAATATGGACTGGCCAGGAGCTGAAGAGATATCGGCCCGTCTACAGTCCATCCTGCCTCCAGGCATGGCCGACAAGAAGCTCGACCAGTTGCCGCCCGAGGCCAAGGGTATCGTCATGCAGATGCAACAGCAGATGGCGAAGCTCAAGCAAGAGCATGACATGGCTGTCCATATGCTGGGAGACAAGGAAGCAGATAGACAGGTTGATAGAAACGCTACCAACAAGGACTTCGAGGCCAAGGTCATGAAGATCCTTGCTGACTACGATACGAAGATGGCCGCAGTCCATGCCAAGGCTGGCGGCCAGAACGATATCGAAACCAAACTCATCAAGATCCTGGCCGACCATGAGGCCAAGATGTACAAGACCGACCTGGATCACGAAGCCAAGCTGTATGGCACGGATATGTCAGCTGATAGCCAGCGCTATGCCGTGGACAACAAGCCGGTACCGGAAGGCCAGAGCAAGGGTAAACGTGGAGGCGGTGGCGATACTGTCCAACTCCCGCCTATCACGATCAATACAGGTAAGGGAAGCAAGATTATCGACCTGCGCTTCGACCGCGACAGGGATGGAAAACTCGTAGGCATGAAGGGTGAAACGAAGGAGACGGACTAATGACCGCTAGTACAACCATATATTCTTGTGCGCCGCAGTATTTCGGTAATGGCACACTCGACTGGGATACAGACACACTCAAGATGATGCTGGTATCCAGCTCATACACGCCGAGCCAGACAGGCCACGTTGCACTGGCTGACGTGTCTGCCTTCGAGATTGCCAACGGTAACGGATACGTGACTGGAGGCACGACCTGTGCGGCTACTGTCGTTAGGGTTGGAGGGACAACTACATTCAACCTTGCAGATGCGGTATGGGTGGCCTCTGGAGGGCCTATACCGGCCTGGCGCTATGCGATCGTATATGGAAGCGTCACTAGAAACGGTGTGGTAAGCCCTCTTGCTGTCTATGGCCTGGGCGATATCACGCCTGCAGACATACCGGCCACAGCAGACGGGGCGACGCTGCGAGCACGCATTAACTCGAATGGATTGTTTACCACTCCGTAATGGGCGGACTGTTTGAATTTCTAGTTGGTACCACAACCTCAGCCATTCCCCCGGCCTGGCAGGGCTTTCCATCGTCCTTTTCTTTCGCTTTCGGCGTCGCCAGTTCTCAAGCATTCGCACAGTACGCAACATCGCCTAATAGTCTGACCTTCAGCACCAGCGGTTCCGTTGCCTATCCTGCTGGCTTGACGATTAGCAGCGGTGCTCTACGCTATAACGGTTCGACCGCGATCAGTACCTATGCAGGGCTTACCATCCTTGCGACGGATAACGTGGGCCTATCCACTCGGAGCCCTGCCTATTCAGCGATCATCGCCCTAGGTGCCCATGCTCCAGTCTGGAGCGGAACCACGTTTATCTCCATTCAGGCTGGCAATTCGTTCAACCTGAATACGATCTGCAGTGATCAAGACCCTGGCGATGCAATTACCTTTACGCCACTGATCGTACTGCCTACAGGTATCTCTCTGAATCAGGTAACGGGCCTGATTACCGTAGCGCAGAGCGTTGCAGTCAATCCCTACAATGTTCAATTCAGGGCCACAGACAGGACTAACCGTGTTGCCGACAGTGTGGTCCTGACGCTATCCGTTACTGCCCCAGCGATAGCCCCGATCACATGGGCTACGATTCCCTCGACCGTTACGATAGCTCGAGGCGGTACGCTGCCATTGGGGGCCAATGCCGCGAGTGCGTTCGGATATACGCTCAGCTTCGGCATGATCAATGGGAACCTGTCTGGTACAGGTGTGTCGTTCGATACATTTGGTAACTTCACGGCTTCGTCTACGGCCAATATTGCCACTATCACCAACCTTCAAGCGGTGGCGACAGATGGTCACGGCAATAGTGCTCAAAGCAATATCTTTTCCCTTGCAGTACAGAACGCCTCAGCCATACAGAACGTGAATTTCCCCATCGGATTTACCTTCTACGAGGGCGTATCGAGCAGTGTGTATATCGGCCAGTACTTCAACGGCAATCCGTCTCTGCTACAGATCAACAAGCTCATTGCTGACGATCAGACGCTGACTGGGATTACCTATAACCAGGCCAGCGGCACGCTGACTTATGACGGCACGACAGGTATAGGAGCGGCGGGTAACTATCAAATAGGAGCTAGCGACGGAACCGACCCTATCTTAGAACAGAGTCTGCCGTATAAAGTTACTAAACCGTTCCAAGGCGCACTGATAAGCCATCCAGATCCCAACTTTCCAATATCCGCCGTGACCGGCCCAATTGCCCATGGCGCAAACGACATTGCTCCAGCCATTGGCGGCGGTAATGTCACGGTTACCGTAATGGAGGCTATGGGTCCGAACAATATTCCAATTTACAACTTCGCCAACGTCGGGGGGGATTGGTGGGATAACTCCAATCCATATACAAGGCAGGGCGGCACGCCGTTCTATACATTGACCGTACCGCAGCCAGCACCAGCAGATCACGTCACGCAGGATATCACCAATCTCGTGCAGGTATGGCAGACGGGAGCAATTCAGAACTACGGCATTTATCTTAAGCAGCGCAGTAATGGCGCTAGTTGTGTGCTGGCTGTTAATGGATATGTCTTAAACAGCGTTGCCTCTTACGCGCTCTTGAACCTAACCTTCACGGACAATACCACTGCGCAAGTTACCGCTAGCGTATGCGCTCAACTGACTGGCACATCCACTGCGCCGTCTAGCAATGGGCCGACCCGCATCAGTGGCAATATGATTATCTTCTTTGATCTGACCTCGCAGACCAAGCGCATCAAGCAGGCTGTTGCACAGTTCAGCGTAACAAGTAACTTCGGACCATCTGGCATATTCGACTTCTATGCCGCGCGCTGGGAGCAGCAGGTTGCGGGCACGCCTCCGGCATACGGTGTAGCTCAGAACTATCCTGGCGATGTGAATCTGGAAACCGACCCGTCGATCATCATGGTCGAGAGATTTCCCGACCTGGGCTTTGTGTCGAGAGGCGCGTGGAGTAAAGAAGGTAGTTCCTGGGTCAATCCGCTCCAGGTAAACGGAGAGAATCTGCAAAGGATTGTGGGAGATACGGACCCGCAGAATCCCGGCTATGCCCCGTTGAAGCCTGGGATACCGGCTATCAAATTGATGATAGCTCCAGGTATTTCTGGGGGTAAGCGTGCAGGGTGGAGGTTCTTCGCCAACTTCGGCAGTGGTCCGTCTATCTCGTCTAGTTACGTGACCACCAAGTCGTGCTTTGCACGCTGGTACATGATGCTGGCCAATGATTTTGACTTTGGACCCCCGTTCTACGGCGGCCACCATAGCGGACTTGAGGGAACAGAGGCCGCTGGCAATACTGGATTTGCTGGCGCTCCCAATCCGCCTTTGCCGTTCGTGAACCAGGCCACTGGGCGCTACGTCGCGAACCCGATCTTTAGCCCGACCTTCCTCGACCCCGTGCATCCGAGCAAGACGCTATACGAGGACACTTGGTTTACTGCAGTCACGAACTATCAGGGAATTTCAAACGGCATCTATGACGATTCGACTAGCCCGCTTGCCACGAACGGCTATGGGGCGGTGTGGAACTCGTACCGCTACGATCACAACAACGGCACCTCCTGGCCTGGAGGGCTTACTCAGTGCATCTACGGTTGGGATTTGGGCGCGCGAGCCATCTTTAAGAAAAACAGGTGGTATTGCATAGAGCAGTTTATTCAGTGCAACGCTGCTCCCTACGCGGGAGATGTGATAGGCACATCAAACGGTATTCAACGAATCTGGATTGATGGACGCTTGGCGTTTGAGCGGACGAACTGCTACCTCGTTACAAAGCCAGAAGGCGGTATCTCTGATTGGATGCTCCAGTTCTATTACGGCGGTCCAGGTAGCGCCGGTGACGCATCGAACGTACAGAAGAGTAGCTACATCGCCGCGCTCGCGATTGGGAACTCCTACATAGGACCGATGATTAAATGACGATCAACGTAGCCTACAGTCCGTCGTTCACGATCCGTAAGGCTGGACTGCCTGCGTGGGTAACGAATTACCCTATATCTGGATATTCGTTTACTGGCTCGTCTGTGCCTCTCATGACGTGGGTTCCCATTCCGAGGTCTACACCGCTTAGTTGGTTTATGGATGGGACGGGGCTCAATCCATCATTCCTGGCCCAGTATGGGATCACACCACCTACGAGCGAGGCTGGAGGCTGGATTCTTCCGGCGAACAAGTACGGGCTTGGGGATCCAGGAGAGGATAACTATGCAAGATTCTCTGGAGGTAGAGGTTGGGCTGGTGGCACATATGGTTTGTTCACTGGATTCGGTGGTTGTGCGACAGACACAGGAAGGTATAGCGGCAATCTGAGTTCGTACATCAACGGTGGTGGAGACTCGCACCTAGGCCTAAATTTCCTGTGGCGTTGCGTTATTGGTGCGGACTTGCCGTACACCGAAATCGTGGTGACCGGCGTGAATGTCTCCAACATGAAGCGCTGTGGCCCAACGATTACAGACCAGATTGGAGCTGGAGACTCAGCAGATCCAACAACGCATTACGACGGCACGCCCAAGGGCGGACATAGGTATCACGGCAAGAAGTTCCTGGAGGGCAGGAATCTATTCACTATCTGGGGCTACAGCAATTCCTGGCCCACAGATAGGGGCAACAACGACAAGCGCGTCCGCTATGCGAGTCTGACGACTGGGGCTTGGAGCACAACCGATCTGACGCCTCTCAATCCGTTCGAGATGAAGACGGACGAGATTTACTGGACGCAGAAACATAAATATACCGAGGACATGTTCCAGATCGGTGTACAGAAGCTAGTTGTATGGCGCAACAAGACGAACACTTGGCAGAACCTTTTTTCGTTCCCGAACGTCAACGCGGATTATTCTCCTGGCATTGGTGGAATAGACGAAGATAACGATTACATTCTCTTCTGGTCTACCGTTTCTGGCGGCGGGCCTGCAGCTAATTTCTGGTGGACAGTATCAGGACTGAATACCGGGGCTGCTCAGGTTCTATATAACGGCGCACCAAGCATGACAGGGCCGTGCTCGGACATGCGCGCAATCGCTGTAGCAAACGGGACAACGGAGCGCTACTTTGGCATGTGCCGTTGCCCAGACAGGAATACTGGAGGTCTTTATCCAGGTAGTTTCCTTGTCTATATTTGCGCCAATGCCGGGGCTATTCCAACTCCGACAACCCAGCCGACTGTATACGAAATCATCAGGACCGGGGCTAACACGTTCAGCTCGGCATTGCTGAGTCCTACTGGTCCTGGTTCCACCAGCAGCCAGCACTCGCATGGTGGAGTTGGCGGGAGCTGGCAGTACTTTCCTCAGCTCAAGGGCATGGTTATTCAAGATCAGGAGAACGTACCTATGTGGTATCTAAGGACGGCGACATGACAAGATCAATCAACAACGCGGTATCGACGGATATATTCTCTCTATGGATGGTTGATCCTGATACTGGTGTATTCACTCAGTACGGGACGAATGCAACGGTATCGACTGTAAGAGCTGCGACCGTGTCTTCGGTGACGTGGAATGGGCATTCATTGTCTTCCCTCTATGACGCTGGGAATACTAGCGGATCAATGGAGTTAACTTTGTCCGGCTCTACGCCAAATTTAACTTCTACTGGGGCAGTGTTCTGGGCAGTCAAGAACATGGGCGGGGCATCGCTTGGCGTGGTGGCTCACACATCCCCTAACGCATTCAATGCGGGCGGTCCCTTTGCAAACAAGGTCGGCTTTAACCTGATAACGAGCCAAGCCACGACTACTGTGAATATTGGTGATTCGTTCATGGGTGTGTCTACCTGGGACAAAGCTAATGTGTCCAGTCAAGCTCATTGGTTCTGTGCCGAGAGTGGGTCAGGATCATTCCAGACCACTAGCTGTGCGGCTAACTATGGTGGTGGCGGGCCTGAAGCAGAGACCATCGTAAACCTAGGGTGGGGTGGATCTGGTGGGCAATTTACCTCTCAACTGGTATTTTTTGGTCTGGCTAACAAGGTAAAGACAAGCGCCTTCTGGCAGACCATCGCTGATGATCCACAAGGAACGCTACTGAGTTCAGGAACGGGCGGTGGTTCTAATGCTGCTGCTGCCAGAGCACATATCAACATGATGAGGAACGCATAATGATTTTCCTTCGCCTATCTACCGCATCTCAGATCGTTGAACTGGGTCCGTTCCAGTCCAGCAGCGATTCTTTTACGCAGGTGAGCACACTGACTATTGCCAATACCGATATTAAGATCAACAAGCACAATTCCAACTCCCAGGTCAGTAAGAACTCAGGAGGTGCTACCAATATCAGCAATGGTTGGTACTACACCACTTTGGATGCAACCGACACGAACACAGTTGGGCGTATCAAAATCAGTATAGATACTGCGTCTGCCAGCACGATCTGCCAGCCCGTATGGGTTGAAGGTATGGTCATGTCGTCCAATGTGTTCGACTCCATGTTCGGATCGACGGGCACACTCGGGGTGAACGTCGTTCAGATGGCGGGCAGCACCAGCGGGGCAAACAACATGTCCAGTGCTGCGCTGTCGATCATTTCCGGGTTCTGTTCGTCTGGCGCTACTGTGAGCACTGCTATTGCCGTGTTCCCGTTTGCCATCACGACAGATGGACAGATTCAGGGACGCCAGATCATCTTCAAGGGCGATGTAACGGCAGCACTGAAGCAGCAAGCGGCAAGTGTGTCTACCTGGACGGCAGCAACCTCGACCATGACGTTCTCTGCCTTGACTGCAGTCCCGGCTAACACGGACTCGTTCACGATCTTCTAATGTCTACCAGAGTCAGTGCCGGTCTTGTTAGGCCACGCGGCCCCCTCGGGAGCTTCGCAGGAAGACCAACGTCTACTATATCTGCTAGACCGTCCGGCAGGTATACCGCTATTACTGCCAGGTTATTCCCTGGCTCTATACCGGGTCCGTTTACTACAAGAAAGCAGACAGCATTCTCTAAGGGGTCTGGGGCATTTGGAGGGATCAAGGCAGGAGCGTTGCAGCCTGGTGGGCAGCATGGGTCATTTGCTGGCAGGCAGTTGCCAGCATCCAATGTACGGGCTTCGGCGAACTATACGAGGTTGGGGGCCAGGATGCTCCCGCAGAGTTTCACGCTGGGGAACTTCAACGGAAGGACGGCAATACTTCCCACCATTGTCGATTTCCCTCAGGGGCATGTGACGTATACAGCATACCCTATGAATATCGTTACCGATACAGTCGTTGATTTCCCCGGCATTGCCAAGTCGTTTACGGCCTATCCGTTCTCTATCCTTCAGGCCGGATACACCATTGACTTCCCGCAGGGGCACGTCACGTACACAGCCCTGCCGATGACGATAGAGCAGACCAACTCTGCAGACGTAACAGTGAGCTTCCCAACTGCCAACCTGACGTACACCGCGTATCCGATGACGATCAATTACGTACAGGATGTAGATTTCCCTGTATCTGATTTTTCGTTTACCGCATACCCGATGGACATTGCCATCACGTTGGCTGGTCCTCAGACCCTGACGCAGACAGATATCAATGCGATATGGCGAAACTTCAACATCGGCAATATGACGCCGGAGAACATACTAGAGATCATTGCCGCTGCCGTTGCGGGTAGGCTGTCCGGTGTTGGAACGAATAACCTGGTGTTCAGAAGCATAGACAACACAAAGGACGTGATTACCGCGCACGTAGATGGAGGCGGGAATCGTATAGAGATCACTTTAACGCCATGAGATGTACGCAAAGAATTTCTTCTCACAAAGCTACTATCACGGATCTTATTGGCCTCCAGGCCTTGGGCTCTTTGGTGGGGGCCCTGCTTGTGATGAGGACGTATGCGATGAAGATGAAAGCATCGTCAAGGCTAGGAAGGACGAGCAGTTCCAGGACACGATCATGGCCGCAGTGGCGCGTACTGTGCGCCTGCTCAACCTGGATGCAGACGAAGAGGAAGCCATCATTCTGCTGGCAACCGCAGTGATAGAACTGGAGATTTGATATGGAAATTGCAAAAGAAACTACTCTTGATTTGATCGACACGACGAATCCGGCCTTGTCGTCTACGAATGATTTGCCTGTCGTAGAGACAAAACCAGATTCAGTGGCCGCGCCAGAACCAGAAGTTGAGGTCGAGGCAGAACAAACGGAAGAATCGGCGACTTCCCCGGAGATAGAGACTGCCGCGAGCGACGAGCCTAAGAAGGCGAAGGGCGTTCAGAAACGTCTAGACGAGCTGATTAAACAGAGAGAGGAAGAAAAGCAGGAGAAGCTACGGCTACTTGCTTTGCTGGAGGCCAGGGAAGAAAAGCCCAAGGTCGAGGCAGAGCCAGTCAAGGCTGATGTAGAACAAGACCCACCCGAGCCATCCGAGAACGATTTTGCCGATCCGGACGCATACAAGAGCGCTCTGCGTAATTACTACAAAGAGATCGCCTCTAATGCAGCCGCAAGGCAATTCAAGCAGTTCCAAGCCGAGAACGAACGTAAGGCCCAAGAGACTGCCATCGCGGAGAGCCAGAAGAGGGTGATCGAGGCATATAACGAACGGGTAGCGAAAGTCCAGGAAAAGTACCCCGACTTCGAGCAAGTCGGTAAGTCGCCGGATGTGCGCGTCTCAGGTCATATGCTCTATGCGATCATCAATCACGAAAACGGGCCGGATCTGCAGTACTACTGTGGCAAGAACCCTGCTGAAGTCGCCAGAATCGAGGCGCTTCCCCCTGAACGCCAGCTGATAGAGATTGGACAGATCATCGCCAGTCTAAACGCGCCGTCTAAGCCTGCGCCCGTCGTTGCCGTTTCTGCCGCGCCTAAACCGATCAAGCCTATCTCTGCCGGGACCGAGAGTATTACCAAGAACCCGGAAGAGATGAGCATGGACGAATACGCGGCATGGAGAAAGCAGCAATCGGGGAACAGGCCACTACGGCACTGAAACCCTAGGAGTAATCCATGTCTACCCAAGTTCTACTCACTCCGACGATCATCACCAAGGAATCACTGGTGATCCTGGAGAACAACTTGGTGGCCGCAAACCGCGTCAATCGCAAGTTCGAGAACCAATTTGTCAAGATCGGCTCGAGCCTGACGATCCGCAAGCCGAACAAGTTTACGGTCGCCTCCGGTGCTGGACTGCAAGTGCAGAACATTGCAGAGCCAAGCGTTTCTATCACCGTCAATCAGCAAAAGCATGTGGACTTCCAGTTCACGTCTCAGGATCTGACGCTTACCGTCGAAGAGTTTTCAGAACGCTACCTGAAGCCCAGCATGGCATCGCTGGCTAATCAGGTGGACTTCGACGTTCTAAACAACTTTTCTTCCATCTCCAACTATGTGGGCACGCCCGGTGTCACACCTTCCACGTTCTCGTCCAGTGTTCAACTGGTCGGGCGCCGGATGGATGACAACGCGGCACCACAGGACAACCGCACGCTGATCCTCAACCCGAATGCCTACTGGTCTCTTGCAGCCGGTCAGACGGGTCTGTTCGTTATGCCAACCGCGAAGGATGCCTTGGTCAAAGGCTATCTGGCTACGATTGGTAATTACGAGATTTACATGGATCAGAACATCCAGTCCCTGGGCTCTACGTTCGCTGCGCACAATTCGTCTGTTGCTTACATCGTTTCTTCTGGTCAAGGCAACGGCAATACCACCAGCATGTTCGGTGGTGGTGGTGCGGGTGAAACTGGTCCGGTTGTCGGTGAAGTGTTCACGGTTGCGGGTACATTCAACGTCAATCCTCAGACTCGCCTGTCTACCGGCGTGCTGAAGAATTTCGTTGTGGTGAGTGCAAACTCTACGGTAACCAGCACCTTTACCGTTACGTTCAGTCCAGCAATTGTTACCAGCGGGCCTTACCAGAACGTATCTGGACCCGCTTCTACTGCATCGGCTGTTGTCTGGCTGACTGGTACGAGTGCGGCACAGGTGCAGAATCCGCAGAACATCGCGTTTACCCGTGATGCCTTCGGTCTGGTTATGGTTCCAATGGAAATTCCGCAGGGCGTGGACTTCGCAGCACGCGAGACCTATCGCAACATCAGCATGCGTGTGATTCGGGCTTACGACATCAACAACGACGTATTCCCGACTCGTATCGACATTCTGTACGGCGATACCGTGTACTACGATGAACTTGCCTGCCGTCTGGGAGGTTAATCATGGCAACTACTTCTACTGCTTTCCGTCAGCTTAGTGACGGTAACAGCGTTGGAACTCTGTTGGGTATTAGTACTTCCGATCTGATTGGGTTTTACGGTGTGACGACGGCTGTCGCACAGTTGAACTCAAATGGATTGTCTCAGAGTTCTGGAGCGTTGGTCAGTAGCTTGGCCTTTAATCTGAATAGGCTAGGCCTGATCAACACAAGTACTTTCGCTGCATGAACATCAACCCTCTTGGGGATGTTGTAATCATCCGCCGGTCGGCACCTGCAGAGGTGTCGGCTGGCGGTATTCATCTGGTGTGGGATGAGGATTACAAGGAGGATATCGGTACGGTGGTGTACGTCGGGAAAGGCATCAGACACAAGTGCCATTTCTGCAAGCATGAGACGAACGTGCCGACTAATGTGCAGCCAGGAGATAAGGTTCTATTCTCGACCAATGGTCACCAGATCACGACCATTGATGGGGAAGAGCTGGTCATACTCAGAGAGAAATCCATTATCGGAGTCATTCAAGGAGACAACGTGGAATCAGGAACTCGTAAGGCAGATCGTGAATATGCGGGGATCGAATGAGTAAGGTATCTATCTGCTCATCGGTGTACAACCAGAGCGAACTACTCAAGGGCATGATCGCTTCTGTGATCGGACAGTCGTTTAAAGATTGGGAACTGATCGTTGTAGATGACGGCAGTACAGAGGACATCAAGAAGGTATGCACGGACTGGAACGATCCGCGCATCGTGTATGAGCGTTTCCCTGAAAATCGCGGATCTATCGAGGGTATGAACCATGCTATTACCCTGGCTACAGGCGAGTACATTGGATTTCTATCGGCGGATGAGAGAATCGATCTTAACAAGCTCATGTGGCAAGTCGGATACCTCGATGATCATCCCAACATCGGAGGTGTATGGGGACTGCCCCACAATGGCCCACTTGGAGAGCGGCCAGAATGGGAACAATATGAACTTAAAGCCCACAATCGATCCAACCTGGCTTGGATAAAGACGCTTCTGAATCTGGAGCAGATCCCTATAGGCGGGGCCTCCTGGCTCACCCGCAAGTCAGTAATCGATGATATCGGCGGGTTCGATAAATCGACAGGTAAGTGCTCCGACCTGGAACTATTCGTGCGCTTCTTCAAGAAGTACGAAGGCCGTGTCATGCCCTACCGCTGGGCCTGGGAGGATGAGGCTAACAAGGCAACAAAGCCATTGCCGAGTGTCGAGGACTTCCAGAAGGATTGGAACTACGTGCGCGCCAAGCATTCGCTGGATATTCCTGCTGCGACAGGTCGCGTCACCGTTGCCGTCCCGGTACATAACATGCAGACCATGATCCCGCATACGCTGCTGTCTCTCAGAGAGCAGACGGTTAAGGACGTGGATGTCGTTGTGTTCGACGATGCCAGCACGGATAACACGATTCAGACGATAGAGACGATTGCAGCCAATACCGGGCAGAACATTTCCATCATCCGCAGCACTGACAACGTAGGCCCCAATGCGGCGCAGAATCATATGCTCGCGCAGTGTAAGACGCCATTCTTTGTGGTTCTGGCTGCAGACGACCTTCTGGAACCGACCTTCCTTGAACGTTGTCTTGCTGAGTTCGCCCGTGATCCGTGGCTTGAATACGTCGGCACGCAGACGGACTTCATCGACCTCCAGGGTAAACCGCACGAAGGAGAGCACGGATTCAAATCTATCATGAAGGCTTCTAACAAGCCTCGAGATACGTGGTTGCAGCAGTTGTATTACGGCAATCAGTACTTCGGTTGCGGTATGTACAGGACAAAGGCAGCACAGGATCTAGGTGGGTGGGATACAACTGTAGGTGTGCTGGGCGACTATGATATGTATCTCAAGCTCCTACAGCGAGAGAATATCCACGTAATAGAAGAGAGTCTTACCCATACCCGTATCCACGACAATAACCGCTCTATCTTGAAGACCAGAGAGGAACAGCAGGAGCTGCGCGAGCATTATCACAAGATCCGACTGCGCTACTGGCAACCTCGTATGAAGGTGATCATTGCGACACCTTTCTATGAGATGCGCGGTTTTTCGCCCTACATCGTCAGCATGACCCATACGATCCAGTTACTGACCCGTATGGGCATAGAGCATGAGTTTTGGGAGTTGTCAGGCGATAGTTACGTGGATCGGGCTAAGAACACGATCCTCAACAAGTTCCTGGAAGATCCGGGCGCAACAGACATCTTCATGATCGATTCTGACATGCAATGGGACCCGATGAGTATCGTCAAGATGCTGCAGATCCCGGAAGAGATCGTCATGGGCTCGTACCCGCAGAAGAACATGTGGGAGACATGGACCTCACTGCCCGTAGTCGTAGCAGGAGAGAACGGCCACAACCATCCAGTAGGGCGTCAGTTGGAAGACGGTACCGCGTTGCTACAGGCTGCATTCATTGCCGGTGGCTTCATGCGGATCAAACGCAGTGCGCTAGAGACGTATAAGGAGAAGTATGCGGACTACGTTTACCACGATTCAGGAGCAGATCCGCACCATCCTACTCGGACCTATACGGAGTTCTTTACCTGCGAGCGGGCCAAGATGACAGACGATGGTCCGATGCTGCGCTGGGGCGAGGACCGGGTGTTTGGCAAGCGCATGAAGGAAATCGGTATCGATGGATGGATCTATCCCAATATCGATTTCGGCCACTACGGGATCAAGGGTTGGATGGGGAACTATGACAGGTTCCTGCGCAAGAACGTAACGGATGCTGAAGCTAAGGCAAAGGCGGCGTAATGAGCGAACTTACACGCAGAGGATTCTTAAAAGGATTTGCTGGGATAGTCGCTGCTAGTGTGGCTCCAGCAATTATTCTTAGTCCTGGATTGCTCATGCCTGGACGGCCTACTTGGGTAGCCTCTCAGGCATGGCCCATGAGGGAGATTTTTGCATACGACATTATGTATGACGCAATGCGTGTCAGGTATGACGTGATGGTTGATGGTATGCAAATGCACGTTGATGATTTCATTACTACACAGCAATTCAAGGAAGGATCTGCTTTATTGACTGCATCGTATGCCAGAAAAAAGCTAACTGAGTATGCTCGCAATCAAGGTTTGGATGTTACAAGGGCTGTTCCGTTGATGTTGCCAAGAGGGTTAGACAAAGCAAGGATTATTACATGACAACGGCTAGCGACATCATCACAGGGGCAGCTCGGGCACTGGGATATCTGGGGCGTACGGAGGTATTGTCTGCAGCAGATGCTACGGACGGTCTCGCCTGCTTCAACCGTATGCTGGACTCCTGGTCGAACGAGTCCCTGATGTCGTATGTACTTCTGCAGCGTAGTTTCAGCATGACCGCAGGGTCGCAGACGTACACGATAGGGTCAGGGGGAACAATCAACTCCACCAGACCATATAACATCATATCCGCATTTGTTCGTGATACTAATGCGAACGACTATCCGATGCGGATCATCCCCCGGATTGAGTGGGACAACATTGGAGAGAAGAACATTACGAGTCAGATTCCTGACACTCTCTTTTATGACTCCCAGTATCCGCTGGGGATCATCAATATCTTCCCGATTCCGTTGCTTAACTACACGGTGTATTTCAACAGCACCACGGATCAGGTTGACTACACGACACTGACGACTGCCTTGTCGTTGCCAGTTGGGTACGAGCGTGCGTATATCTTCAATCTAGCCTTGGATATGCAGACGATGGGCTTCCCCTGCCTGCTGGCCGAGAAAGAGTATATGCGACTCGCAGCTAACGCAGCGGAGTCGAAGGGCAACATCAAGCGGGCGAACATCAAGGAAGTACTGGCCGATTACGACTCGGCTATCGTGAGCCGCAGCAATGCGACTTACAACATCTATAGTGATTCATCGCCGAGGGGCTGATGCGAGTACAACTCTTCGGCGTAGGCACCCAAAGCGATTCACGGGCTATCACGGCCATGAAGCGCATCAATTGCTATGTCGAGAGACGGCAGGAGCAGGACCGTACCAACTTTGCCCTGATCGCCCGTCCAGGATTGACCATTGCACAAACAGCATTTGGGTCCAGTCCATCACGTGGCTTGTGGGCAGTCAATTCTCTGAGCTCACCGATCTGGTTCACAGTACACGACTCGACCCTGTACTCGGTGACTAATGGCGGCTTGGTATCCACCATCGGCACAATCGGTAGCAGCGTGGGCGATGTCTCCATGGCCGACGATGGCAAGTACTTGGTGCTGGTGGATGGCACTCATGGCTACTGGTACAACATGCAAACGCCTGGAGCTCTGACGCTGATCACGGATGGCAACTTCACGACTGCGCCGTTAACCGTGACGTGGCAGGATAACTACTTCATCGTGGCGTCTTCCAGCGCCACTCGTCAGTTCCAGCTCTCTCAGATCAGTCCCTCTATAGACCCGGCTGTATGGCCATCAGTACAGATCAACTTTGCGGGGGCTGGATCGGGACCGCTCAAGGCAGGACGGGCCGATCACTCCATCCTGTACCTGTTCGGCGACACCTATACGGAGTTCTGGCAGGACACGGGAAGCCCGGACTTCCCCTATGCGCTCATCCCCGGCTCTGCCCAGCAATTCGGGCTGGCATCTACCTGGTCCCTGACCGAGTTCGATAACTCATTGGTCGGCCTGTTCCGTAATGAAATGGGCGCACTGACTGTAGCCAGGCTCCAGGGATTCTCTCTCAAGCGCCTGTCGGACTCTGACATGGAGAAGATCTGGAGCACGTACCCGCCTGCTGTGGTGAATGCAGCGCAGGCGTTCTCGTTCCAGTTAGGCGGGCATCCCATGTACGTGATCAGTTTCAGCAACACGGCAACATGGATGTATGACGGAGCCAGCAACGTGTGGAGTGAGCTGAAGGATGCTGCTGACGGCGTGTTCTGGGGGCGTAAGTTCTCCTCCTTCCTGGGACAGCCTCTACTGTCTGACTACCGCAACGGCAATATCTACACGATAGATCCAACCAAGTATGCGGACAACGACAGTAACTACCCTGTCGAGGTCTGGACCAAGCACATCTGGAACGATGACAAATATATAGGCATCAGCCAGCTACAGGTCGATATCGCCTCTGGCGTGGGGCTAGTTACGGGACAGGGCTCGAGCCCGGTAGTGGATCTGCAGGTATCCAAGGACGGGGGGCACAGTTTCTTCTCTGTCGGGTTCTCCAGCATGGGCAAGGTCGGGGATTATACGGACAGGGTGATTTGGAGAACGCTTGGTGCGGCGCGTGACTGGGTACTGAAATTGCGTATTACCGATCCTGTGAAGCGGGTTATTACCGGGGCCAGTGCCGAGATGATGGGAGCACCATTTTGACTACCATTACCGGACCAAAGATTCAGACCCCGAACTGGGCCGCACAGTTGTTCCCAGATCGGCCCGATGTACAGTCCTTTCTGCACAGCCTGCAACAGACCGTATTTGCACTGTCCAGGAGCGGGCCTACGGCCAGCAGGCCGACTAGTGCTATGGATGGCCGCTATATCGGCATGGATTACTTCGACACGGACTTAGGGCTCAAGATCACGCTCAAGTCGGTCACCCCTGATGTATGGGTGAACGGAGCGGGGACGCCGGTATGAATGCCATTGTGCGCTTGCAAGAGGCTATACGGGATCTGCCGCAGGCCCAGTTCGAGACGTTTCATTACTTTGCGGACGGCATGTACGCTCGCGTAGTGGCAAGGAGCGCCGGTACGCTGATCGTAGGGAAAGTCCATAAGAAAGAGCATTTCTACATTGTAGCCAAAGGGCGAGTCCAGATCGAGAAAGATATCCTAGAGGCCGGTACGGTGCTTGTATCAAAGCCTGGGACCAAAAGAGCGGTACTCGCACTGGAGGATTCCATCTGTATGACTGTGCATCGCACCAATAAAAAGAACCTGGAAAAGATGGAAAAAGAGCTGATAGAGCCAGATAAAACGGCTTTATTCGATGCGTCGAACAAGTTGAAGAGGTTGACATGACCTGGGTAGCCGTAGCCGTAGTCGCAGCGGGGGCGCTTGGTGCTGGAGCGTCCATTTATTCTGGAAACAAGCAGGCTGGAGCCGCAAACAATGCAGCTAACAACCAGATGGGCATGTTTCAGCAGACTCAGCAGAACTTGCAGCCTTGGATGAATCAGGGCCAGACATCTCTGGAACAGTTGGGTCGTATGACCGGCCCCCATGGTCAGTTCATGCAACCGTTCGGGATGCAACAGTTTCAGCAATCACCGAGTTATCAGTTCAATCTCCAGCAGGGCCAGCAGGCGATAGACAAGGCAGCGAATGCCAGGGGCAACTACTACGCCCCGCAGACCCTGCAGGACATCAGCAAGTTCACCCAGGGGGTGGCGGGTAACGACTTCAATAACGCCTATAACCAGTATATGGGCACGCAGCAACAGGAATTTAATATGCTGAACTCTCTGTCTAGCGGCGGGCAGAATGCCGCTGCCGGTATCGGTGGATTTGGGTCTAACGCGGTTCAATCTGCTGGCCAATTCCAGACCTCTGGAGCGGCAGCACAGGGCGCGGGGGTCATGGGCGCCAGTAACGCTATAGCAGGCGGTGGGCTCGGCCTGGCAGGGTACGGGGCCTATCTGAACCAGTTACAGAGTCCCCAGTACATGCAAGGCCTGTATAGCGGCGGAAATAACAGTTACGGCACGTATGACCCGGCTGCGAGCGGCAGCCCCAACTATTACATGTAGACGACCATGCCAGTCTTTCCCGGTATCGGGCTGGATTTCCAGCCTACCCAGGCTCTGCAGAACTTCCCACAGCAGGCTATTGCACTGCAGCAGCTAGGCCAGCAACAGCGCAAGCAGCAGGCTGTTATGCAGTTGAACCAGGTTCCCGGCATGGTCGAGAGCGGGCTATACACGGACAAGGGCCTCGTTGCTCTGAGCCAGATCGATCCGGCCATGCGCGATCAGGCGGTACAGAAACGAGCTGTCGTCCTGGAGAAGCAGAGCCAGGAACGCAAGCGCCAAGCAGATGAGGACAAGATACGGGACAAGGAGCGCCAGGACGGCATAGACGATGACATCATGATCCCTGCTATCGGAGCTTATGAATCTCTCAAGGGTGCTTCTGATGAGGTACGCGGGCAGGCCATGGTCAAGAAGATCAATGAGGAAGTTGATCGCATGGTGGCTGACGGTCGAGCTAAGAAATACGGCATGACGGATGAACAGATTGCACGTCTGCGGCAATGGACCAGCCGAGACGACATCATGCTAGCCCTGATGAAGCATGGCAAAGTCGGGACGGCAAACTACTTGCAGGAACAGACTGCAGAGCGGAAGAAGGCCGAACTGGACAAGGCAGAGTCTGGAGGTGGTGTAGCTCTGTCCGACGTTACTAAGGTTGATCCGACTTCTGGGGCTATTACCAAGCCAATGGAGAATACGCCGATAGGTGAGGGTAAGCCTCTGGAGGGTCCAGATGACTTGCGCACAGCAGAGGGATTGCGTCCCAGCGGAGAGCCAGACCCGGACAAGCAACTTCCACTTGGGGTGGCAGTGTCTGGAGAAACAAAGATTGTAGGCAAGGACTTGATAGCGCCACTGATAACGGATGACCAGAATAAACCAGATCGTGAGAAGGACGACTTCCGCGCCAAGGCAGAGAAAGCCGAGTCTGAGGCTGCTAAGTGGCGCAAGGTTGGCGGTGCTGTTGGCGAGAAACGGGCCAAGGAACAAGACGCACAAGCACAGCAGTTCTGGTCTAAGCAACAGCGCCAAGAAGAACAGGAGATGAAGCAGCAACGTATCGACCTTGCTGTGCAGAGAGCCAAAGTTACGCAAGAGCCGCTAACGCCTGAAGCAATCGACTCCATTGCCTATCGCTACGTCAAGGGTGATCACCAAGTCACGTCAGGCTTTGCACGCAATCAGGCCGCTATGCACCAATTCGCAGAAGCAATCCCGCGCATGGCCAAGAAGCTAGGCTATAGCGATGACGACATCAACCGCATGAAGATGAAGTTCCACGCAGCAGCCAAGACGGTGGACGACTTCGCTACGGGTCAGCCAGCTAAGAACATCACAGCTCTGAATACGGCAATCGGACATATGGGCTTAGTGTCAAAGTTGTCAGAAGCCATGGGCTCTGGAGACTCTCGTACTATCAACAAGGCCCTGCAGGCGATCAGCACCGAGTTTGGCAACCCAAACATTACCAACTTTAATATCGCTCGAGATGCCATGTCTGACGAGTTGATGCGCGTATTCCGTCAGGTCGGAGCCTCAGAGAACGAGGCAGAGCGATGGAGAAAAGACTTTGCCGCAGCCAATACGCCACAGCAGATCAGACAGGGGCTTAATGTTGCATCGCACCTACTGAAATCGCGCATTAATGCCCTAGAAGACCAATATACACGCGGCACAGGTGGGGAAAAGATCGATGTGCTTAGCAATGAAGCGGGAGCTGCAATCAAGGATATCGAGGACAAGACCAAGATCGGTACGCAAAACAAGAAAGCAAAAGGTATTGTAACCACGCCATCACAGTGGACGGACGAGAAGGAACAGCGCCTGCAGGAACTACGGAAGAAGAGAGATGCCGCTCAATCGCCTCAGTGAAGAAGAAGAACTAGAGCTTCTCGAGCTAGAGAAGGAACACGCTTCACAGGAGCCTAAGCGGCGCTCGCCCATGGAGATGGTAGGACGCCAAGTAGGCCTGACCGCACGCGCTGGTATCGAAGGCCTAGCTAGTGTGCCGCTGGCTATTACTGACGCACCAGTAACGGTCAAGCGTGCGTTCGGCATGCCATCAGGCAAAAAAGGCTCGGAGGTACTAAGCGAAGGCCTGACTAAATTGGGTCTTCCAGAGGCTGAAACTGGTACCGAACGTGTAGTGCAGGACATTGCTGGTGGAATGGCTGGTACAGCGGGAGCTGCCAAAGGCCTAACTAAGGGTGCTGTGCGCCTATCAGATTTGGCGCGTGGTGGTGGTGCTGGTGGTACTGCAGGCGGATTGAGAGAAGCCGGAGCCCCAGAATGGTTGGGAACACTTGCAGGAACAGCAGTAGGCATGACGCCCGGTAAAGTAGGGCTTAAGCCGCCCAAGCCTGAGAATGTTGCACACGACACCATCATCAAGAATGCCAGAGCAGAAGGTTACAAACTCCCGCCAGAATCCATGACCGGAAAGGGCCTGACCATGGTTGCGGGTAAAGGACCGGTCAAGGCTGCACTGACCATGGAGAACCAGACCGTAACCAACAAGATTGCCCGTAGAGAATCCGGCCTCGGGCCTGCTGAGCCGATCACCGATGAGAACCTGGCAGCAGCACGCACAGAACTGGCACAGCCCTATCGCGACCTAGAGAAGATGGCCCCGGCTGCTGGGAAGTTGTGGAAGGAAGTTCAGCAGACTCGCGCTGATGCTAAGGAACAGTGGCAGTTCTATAACCGTCTCCCTAACCCAGAAGTAAAGGCCAAGGCTCAAGCGTTGGATAGGAGAGCGGAAGTGTTGGAGGGGCAGATCGACGACATTGCCAAGCTCAACTTCAAGCCGGAAGCACTTGCCAACCTACGCAAGGCGCGTAGAGAACTAGCCAAGAACTTCACTGTAGACCGTGCCAATACACCCGGTGGGGATGTAGATGCCAAGGCGATCTATCGAGACTCCAAGAAAAGCAAGATGACCGGAGGACTCAAGACCATTGCAGACTTCGAGGTTGAGCGCAGACCGCATTTCGGTGTGGAGATGGCGCTTGAACCAGATATGCACGTTGGCGGTGGGTTAGGCCTGCATCACTTGGGAGCATGGGGATATTTGGGTGCTGGCATTCCAGGGGTGCGCGGATTCGCGCGTCAATTGGCCCTGTCAAAACTGGGGCAGGGACCAAAGAGCAACGCACAGATGGGTATTCCGCTCTCAGCAGTAACAAACTTCCTCGGGAGACAAACGGAGCAAGACCAGTGAAAGTCCTGCTGCTGGACTCGGACGGCTGCGGACAGGATATGGCATACCGGGCAAGTGAGGCGGGCCACGAGGTCAAGCTGTGGCAGCCTCGGGACAACGGAAAGAAATCACGGGACTGCGAAGGCTTTCCCGGCATTCAGAAGGTGGACGCATGGAAAACGGAAATGCAGTGGGCCAAGTCTGGACTGATCGTAAACCTCTTCAATGGGCCGATCACGAAGCAATTAGACGAGTACCGCACGTTTGGCTTTCCTGTTTTCGGTCCCAGCGCCAAGTCCGCAGCACTGGAGATCAAGAGAGAACAGGGGATGAAATCGTTGGAAGCCAAGGGCGTGAAAGTCCCCTCGTATAAGACATTTGCAACGCTTCAGGAGGCTATGAAGTATGCGGCCAAGGAAGACAGGAAGCTCGTCTTTAAGACTCTCGGAGACGAAGAGGATAAGTCTCTATCCTATGTTTCGTCTGGGCCAGATGATATGGTCTGGAGAATCAAGTCGTGGGTGGATCAAGGACTTCGACTCAAAGGCCCTTGCATGCTGCAGGATTTTATCGAAGGCATTGAATGCGGCGTCTCGGGGTGGATGGGATCGGCCGGTTTCCTCGGGGGCAAGTGGAATATCAACTTCGAGTTCAAGAAACTCATGCCAGGCGACTACGGTCCAGCTACAGGAGAAATGGGAACCGTCTGCCGGTATGTGGATCAATCCAAACTCGCGGATGAAACGCTAGCTCCAATGGAGCCCCTACTCAAAGAACTGGGCCATATCGGTGACGTGGATCTGAACTGCATCATCGATGACAAGGGCACGCCATGGGTACTCGAGTACACCAGCCGCTTTGGCTGGCCCAGTACTCAGATCCTTATGCACTCGCACAAGGGTGATCCTGTTAAATGGATGAAGGACGCCCTATCTGGCAAGGACACGCTCGAGGTGGACGACAGGACCGCCATGGGCGTGCTGATGGCTGCGCCACCATTCCCCTATCCTGATGAGGAAGAAAAGGCCATGGGCCTGCTAGTGTCAGGGCTAGAGGATGAGTGGCAGAACGTGGCACCGTGGCAGATAGAACTCAAGAACGACCAGTATCTGACGACGGGCCCCTATGTCTGTGTAGCCCTGGCCCTGGCCCCGGATGTACATGACGCGATCCCGCAGGTCTATGCCACGACTGACAGGATCAAGTTTGCCAACCGGATTGTGCGGGATGATATCGGCAAGCGGCTGGAGAAACAGCTCCCGAAACTGCACAGCCTTGGATATGAGGAAATGCCACAGTGGTAGGTTTCACGTGAAACCTTGAGGATATGATATGACTACATGTTTTCTAGCGCCTGATCCGATACAGGGCACATTCTTTATTCCTGGTGGGGCTGTTCCTGGTAACGGCGTCCAAGTCTTCTTCTATGTAGCTGGGTCCAGTACCAAGCAGACCGTCTACAAGGACGGCACTGCGTCCGTATCGTGGACCAATCCAATCGTGCTGGACAGTGGCGGGAACCTGCCAAGCGGGGGTGAGGTCTGGTTCGTATCCGGGCAGACCTACAAGGTTATCTGGGCTCCCAGTACCGATACGGACCCGCCTGGCAGCCCCTACAGAACGATGGATAACCTGTCAGGGACTAACGACGTATCGGCCCAGACTGGTAGCGAATGGGTAGGCAGCTCTACAGCGCCAGCCTTCATTGCTGCCGGATCGTTCAGCCTGCCAGGGGATCAGAGGGCTTTGTATCAGGTCAACAGGCGGACCAAGAGCGTCAACACGGGCGGGACGATCTACAGCACGATTACCTCGTCTGCGCTGGCCTCGGGCTCGACTAACGTGGGTGTGGTCAGTGATAGCGGCACGTTGGACTCAGGCCTGTCTGCGGTCAGCTATGGCCTGCTCAGTGCTACCAACCCTTCATTTCCCACGTTGGTGCAGCGCGCAACTACGGTAACGACGTTTACGTTTGTCGGTAGCACTGTTACCTATAGCCCACGATCCCCCAATATTGTCGCGGTAGAAGTGGAATTAGTTGGTGGTGGTGGAGCTGGGGGCGGGGCTACATCTACTGGCGCTAATCAGTTTTCAGCAGGCTCTGGAGGGCAGAGCGGGGGATACGCCCGTAACATCCTTGCGTATTCTCAGATCAGTTCTGGGATATCTGTAACAGTTGGCGCAGGCGGGAGCGCTAGTTCAGGCACGATTGGAAAGAACGGAAGCACCACGACATTTGGCACCATGATCGCACTAGGGGGAAGTGCGGGCAGTATTGTGAGTCCTGTTACAGCCATTATTGGCCTCCAGTTGGGCTCTGCCGCTCCCATTACTACGTCATCCGGTACTGGTGGCATTGTCAATATTCCGGGCGGGTTTGGAGGTAACTCAGTAGGAGCTTCTACAGCCGGTTCAGGGTTGCAAGTTATATCCGGGTATGGCGGCTCTAGCCAGTTTGGATGCGGTGGTACATATGTCTTTGGGTCTGGTGCTATACAAACCTCAAGCGGGGCAGCCGGTAATGCTTACGGCGGTGGTGGCAGCGGGGGGGCTAACACGAATAACTCACCAGCAGTAGCTGGTGGGCCTGGCGCATCAGGTGTGTGTGTCGTTATCGAGTTCTATTAGGAGGTGCAATGGACAAGAAGGCAAAGCCGGTCAAGAAACCCCCACCGCCTAAGCAGATGAAGCCTAGGCCTCCGCTCAAAGACCCGGAAAAGGGCAAGAGCTATGCTTAGGAGAACGTTGTGCCAACAGAGGAAGACTTGTCAGACGTGGCCGCTCGGCTGACGACGCATGAGCAAATTTGCGCCTATAGATATGAAAGCATTACCGAGAGGCTAAAGCGTATCGAATATGTCGTCTACGCAGTCGCAGCAGCTATTGTCTCGGCTTTTCTGTATCTGTTGGTAGATAACCTGCATACGTCCAGGATGGGTGATAACACACCTACCGAACATAGACAGAATCTGGCAAAGTGAATCACTAGGAGAACCGTGTGGATCTATTATCACTGATCATTCTATTAATCGTTATCGGAGTCCTGCTGTACTGCGTCAATGCGTTCATCCCCATGGATGCAAAGATCAAGCAGATACTCAACATCGTGGTTGTGATCGCTGTTGTGTTGTTTATTCTGAGTCTGTTTGCAGGCTATTTGCCGCATATGCACGTAGGGAAGTAGATGGGACTGGCAGCAAAGGTAGTTCATGACTCTCTGACCCTTGCCGATGGCGAGTCATACGACCTGGGCCGTATCCTGGCCGCTGCGGGCCTGCTGACCTATTTATCGCTGTCCATCTACGAGGTCTGCTATCACGGCACTAAGTTCGATCCCCAGGGCTGGGGCGCAGGCTTTGGCTTGGCCGTTGCTGGCTATGGTGCTATGCAGGCCCTCAAGAACCGTTCTGAGATTGCTTCAGAACCACCCCGCACCTCTTGAGTTTTCTCTTCCACGCAATAGCCTTCTTGTTCTGCTGATATAGCTCCTTGGCGCGAGCACGTTTCTGAGCAACTGTTCTCATGTGAACGCAGGCTGCTCCGGCCTGTATTGGAACTGAATCGGGTGCTTGTCGTAAGTCGAGTCTTCTGCCTTCTTAGCGATTGATACGACCAGCCAGTTCTTCCCATCCTTTGGTTCCGGTGCCGGTCTATTCATGTTATCCCCAGCGCACTCATGGAATATCCAAGGCCCGCGTAGAAGCTCATCTATAGACATATAGCTGCACAGATAGACTTCCCATTGCTTGAATTTGTTCACCTCGAAGAAGTCCCAGAACCACCCGGGTGAGAACATCAGGTAGGGAAGGCTCCTGGCGGAGGCGCAGGCAACACTGAGCATCTTTCCACCAGGTCTGAGCATAGCAGCAATGTTCATGATCCCCTGTGCTGGATTGAACATATTATCCAGAGAGCCACCGTCATAGATAAAGTCGAATCTATTATGCAGGTCAAGTGGGACGGGGAAGCCAAGGTCTGCGACGATATCTGCACCGAAGTGTGGAGACCAGTCCATTGTGTGCATTCGGATCTTATCCGTGAACTTGAGATCCCGGCCGAACGTCTCCTGCTTGCCTACGAACAGGACATCCCCGAATATACGTTCCCGTTTATCCTCCGTCAGGATGATGTCTATAACCGGCCAGACGAGTGCCATTATGGGTTTACCAGTGAGTGCAGAATGGTCAGGTGCGCGATCTCGACCACGCCATAGTTAGTGCTGGGCACCCAGTAGTTCACATCTCCGATACTGCGCAGTTCGTTGTCTGGGCTGAAACCGGATAGCGTGATTACGTTATACCGTGCCTTCTTGGCGTAATGTGCAGCATTCAGGATATTGGCGCTTCTGCCTGACGATGATATAGCAATCAAGGTTCCTGTTTGGGTCCAGTGACGCGATAACTGGGATTCATACACGAATGGCCATCCGTCGTCGTTTGCGATACAGGAGACGACAGCAGGATCGTTAAGCGTGAACGCACTAGTTCCGCGCTTAACAAGATCATTGCAGATATGGCTAGCAACAGCAGCACTTCCGCCATTGCCGATAAGAAACGTCCTTCCTCTCGGCGTCCAATGACCATCAGATTCTGCATCACGGATCGCATTAGACACCTTCCTTGCGAACTCTATCGAGATATTGGACAAGTTCATCTTTGGTAATACTCCTCTGATGTCCTACGATATTGGCCTTGATAGCCCCGGCGGCATTCCCGATCCTGAGCAAGCTCATCATGTCTGCTTCCTCTGCTATCAGTGCAGTGACTGCGAAGAAGGCATCCCCTGCACCCATTGTGTCTGTGACTTTACTAGTGAACGCAGGGCACCGTGTAATGATGTCATTAGTGCAACCGATTGCACCGCTTTTGCCGAGTGTGATAACCACTTTCTGCGCATTCTTCCCAAGGGTGCGCAGCGAGTCCTCGATATCACCATCCCGGTTCTGAGTAGCGAGACGCGCTTCGGCTTCGTCGATACAGAGGTAATCCGCACGGGGATATTTTGTGCATAGATTAAATCCGTAATTTCCTGAATTTGTTTGTACGTTAACGGCGAGATAGTTCGCAACTTGTAGTCCATCTATAAACTCCTTAGTTGCCATGCCATGGCCGTAGTCGATTACGGCTACAAGATCAAACGTTGCCAGTGTAGTTGATTGTTGTAATAGTCTATCCTTTCCTTCGCTTGCTCTATAACACTGGAAGAGCTTATGGAAGTGGGACTCTTCGACCCATCGTTCTTTGCTGTACGTTGTGCCTCCAGATCTGTATTCCACTCTCGCAAGCTCTTGAGCGTGAGCTGTCGCAGCTCTGATTCCGCCCGCAAACTGCTCACTTCTGACCAACTCGACACTAATAATCGAATCCTTCGTAGGCCTGCCCAGCGGTTTGACGTAGTGATAGACATCAATGATGTACTCCCCTAGGAACAGAACACGCTTAGTCGCTGCGTTGTTCAGTAGCTCTAATTCGGTCACGCAGCAAGTCTCCGCTCAGTATCTTGGTGGATGAATAGACCGGCAGCGTGTTCAGGAACACAACACGCCCGCCATAGGCCTCGACCATGTCCTTCTCGGGTAATTGGCCCTCGTACTCGATACCCTTGACGTATATCTCTGGCCGGTAATGAACAAGGGCCGACATGGCATCTGTGGATTCCACAACCCTGTCTACACAGCGCAGTTCTTTGAGCATCCGGCAGCGTTCACGCCAAGGGAACACCGGCTTACCCGGTCCCTTGTTTACGTATAGGTCCAGAGTGAGTGTTACGATCAGCATATCACCCAGCTTACGAGCTGCCTGCAGATGGGCAACGTGGCCGACGTGTAGACCATCGAAGCAACCGTTGGCCATGACGCGGATCATTCGTCCACCAGCGGGATCAGCATCTGCTGGCGCAATTCATCACGCGGCAGGGGCGGATCAGCGTCTTCCAGTGGCTTGCCGAATCGGGCCTGGGGGATCAGGTAAGCATCGGGGCTAATATCGACTTCCATGAATGCCGCCCTATCGTCTCTAAATAAATCAGACAATGTTTTTATGCCAGTACCATCATAGTCACTGTAGGCTCTAATACCGAACGAGTCTGCTAATTGAGGCCAATATTCAGGAAAGCCCAGCCCGCTCTCGACAGTGGTACTCGCATGCTTGCCATCAAACCACTGTCGCTCCGTCTGCTTGCACATATTGTGGCCCTGATTATTCAGCAGGATGATCTTAATATTTAGATCCCAACGGGCCACCGTGGACAACTCGGCCAAGCTCATCATAAAAGACCCATCCCCCGTCACTAAGATGACGCGCTTTTGTGTAGCGAATGAAGCCCCCACGGCAGCCGGTAATCCATACCCCATTGGCGTCATGTTGAACGCGTGCAGGAACCTCTCGCCCTTGAACGGGTAGCCCTGCATGAGGTAGCCAAGTGCAGTACCCGTATCCGAAACAAGTATATCTTCGGGTGTCGTCCATTTCGCAATGTCCTTCATGAGCTGATAGGGATTGATGCCGGGCCAAGTCGCAACTGGATTGTCATAGAGCTTTCGCCAAGCAATGATCTGTTCTAGCCATTTGGCTTGCTTGTCTCCTATGAAATAGCATTGCCATTCCTCAACCCAGAACGATCCCATGCTGTTCTTTAGAGCTTCTATGAACTCTCCGGCATCAGCACAGATCGGTACGTCTATGGTTCGTCCGAGCTGAGTGAATTTCTCAATTTCTGCTCTGTCGATATCAACCATGACAATTCTTGCAGCTCGGCAGAAGTGAGATACTTGACCAGTTGCTTTAGTGTCCAACCTTGACCCGATGGAGATGAGAAGATCGGAATTCTGAACTGCGAAGTTCGCGGCTCTGGTTCCATGCGTTCCGAAGCCTCCAGCAAATAGTGGATCGTCGTGGTGTATCAGATCGATGGCACCCCAAGTCGTCCCTACCGGGACTCCTAGGCTTCGCGCAAGCGCGAGAGCCATGTGCGCATAGGGACGTATCCCTGCGCCCCACACGAAGATAGGACGACGCGCTTCCTGCAACAGCCTTACAACGCTAGATATCTTCTCGTTGGATATCATCTGGAATGTCTATGAGTGCTGGGCCTTTGCGTCCGTCCTGAGCTTCCATAATTGCTCTGGATAAATGGTATCCAACAAGTTCAGGGTGAGTGCATAAATGGGCATACTTCGTGATCCCCTTGACCATCTCCACTATGGGAGTTTCTTGGAATCCGTACTGGCGGACGCCGAACTTGGAACCGAATCGGAAGGTGGCGACGTTACCCGTGATGTATAGGACTGGTACGCTATCGTAGTATGAAGTAGCGATTGCAGTAATGAGATTGGTTGCTCCGGGACCAGACGTTGCCATCGCGCAACCAAGTCCTCGAACTCTTGCATAAGCGTCTGCGCTGAATCCAGAATTGCACTCGTGAGTGCCCGGGATGAATTTGATCGACGTGGCATCGTAGATTCCATGAATGAGGTGGAGATTGGCCCCGCCGTTCACACCAAATACATGTGTCAGGCCCTGAGCCTCTAGGAACTTGGCTACTGCTACGGCTACTTTCACTTAAAGTCTCTGGCTATATCGATAGCCAGTATGATAGGGATCGGACACAGTAAAATCGGTATCAGCATGGGCCACCAAGTATTAGAAGAAATAGACAAATAAATCCCTGCAGAGACAAACCCGGCAACGCCAAGAATCTGTATGTAAACGCCGAGCAACCTTATCACTCTATCCTCCGCAGCTTAAACATCCATGGATCGTCCTTGAGCTGCTGTGCCAGTCCAGGTCCGAACTGATCTGATGCACAGATATTGCGCCCGCCTATGACTTCCTTGGGCTGGTCTATAGCCCACATCAGACATTGATAGACTTGTTGTGGTAGTCCGAACTTTGGCATGGACATAGCCTTATCCAGTTTTGGGTTATCCCACTTAACGTCTAACGTCGGCTGATGTATCTTCGTGAGTACCGTACCCGGCCCGAGAGCAAAAAACTTAGCGTCCGGGCTTTCTTGGTCCAATTGCTCGACAGCCTTGAGTAGCGCCATCTTACCGATGTTATACGCGGCATATCCGTCCATGATCATCTGCGGATTGCTCCCGGCCAGCATGCACACAGTGGCTCCTAACCTGCGATTCTTCCATATCCTCTGCAGCAGGCGTATGGGCGTAATCAGGTTAGATTCCAGGTTGAGCAGGAACTGTGTCTCGTCGAGGTCATGCCACAGCCCTACAGGGGCTACAGAGCCTAAGCAGCATATGACCAGATCCCAGTCGCAGCCAGGAACAGAATCGCGCCTGCCCCAGCCTATGACCTGATAGTCAGGCTCAAGCAACGGGATCAGCATCTTGGCGATATCGCTATTCTTGCCCAGAAGGACACAGGTCTTAGTTGGTGTAGTCAAGGCTCTGATCCTTCAGTGTGTCCCAGTTAGCGTCAATCCAGTCTACTGTCTGCATGATTCCATATGAGAGCCAAGAAGTCTGGTAGTGATTCCAGCCCAGCGTATACAGCTTGGTAGAATCTAGTGTGTACTCCTTGTCCTTGCCGGGACGCTCTGGTGCGATCTCCAGTACCGTATCTGGATCTACTTCCATGATCGTACAGACAAGTCTGGCAATCTCTTCGATGCTGTGGGAGACATGATTGGTGATGTTGTATGCCTCTCCCAGTATTCCGTCTGTCATCACACGCCAGATAGCAGCACAGACATCATCTACGTACAGGAACGCGCGCCTGGATGCCCCGCCACCTTCCAGCGGGAACTTGATGCCTTTCCTAATCGATACAATCAGCTTGGGGATCAGCCGGTATAGCTGCTGTCCAGGACCATAGACATTACAGGAGCGTGTGAACACGACCGGCAGGTCGTATTCCTTGTGATAGCACTTGAGCATCATCTCGGCTGCAGCTCTGGAGACGGCATAGGGCGTGCTGGGATTGTATGGCGCATCCTCGTGCACGAAGCCCGTAGTGCTGCCGTAGACCTCCGGTGTGCTGATGTGGACGTATTTCTTGGGCATGTAATCGCGCAGGCCCTCTGCCAGCTTGGTGACTAGACCGACATTGACCTTCATGTACAGACCGGGCTTGTCCCACGACGGAGCTACCACGTTGACCGCTGCGAAGTTGACCACGTAGTTGTCCTTGGCCTCTGGGAACCAGTGCATATAGCGCATGTTGCCCTCAACAACTTCAGCGCCTTGCTGTCTGGCATACTCGCAGAAGTGCTTGCCGGTAAAGGATGATGCGCCGATGACTAGGATTTTCATCTGCACTTACCAATATGTTTGTGATGTGCCCAGGGATATCTACCGCAAATGCACACATGCTGCCACTTAGGAGTTAAGGACAGCATCAATTGAACAAATACATACTTTCCCCAGTCATTCATCTTTGATCCCCAGTATTTTCATCAGTAATCCTGGAAAATTATTTCTTTGAAGTTAGCGATGATGACCAGGACAAGACCTACGAATCCAAGGCCTACATATCCGCCTAACAGGTGATCGACTTGTAGGGAAATGTTCCCGGCAGACATGAACCATGTCATGAAGAACAATATGGTTGAAATAGCAAGCAACCCACATCCGCCGATATTCAGATAGGTTTTCATTCGTCTTTGACTCCCAGTGTCTGCATCCAGGTGAGATTGACCATGTTGTCATGTGGCACCAGCGCACCAGAGGCATGTGCTTCAATGATCTCTGCAATTGCGTTGTACATGGTCTTTTTAGGCCTGAAGCCGGCCGCTCGTAGCTTGTCCGAATTGACCTGATAGCTACGCGCATCGCGCTGGGCAGTGATCTCTACTCTGGTATCTGTATAGCCCGAGATGAAGTCAGCTATTTCGATCAGCTTGTTATTCTCGAATCCAGCGTTGTACACACCCGTTAACTCCGGGTGATCGAGCATGAACAGATACAGGTCCGTCATGTCGTCTATGTGGATGCTGGGCCGGTACTGCTGACCACCGTGTACGGTCATGACGCCATTGGTCAGGGCCTGTATGGTGAACAAGTTCACGGTGAGGTCGATGCGCATACGGGGCGATAGACCACAGATAGTGGCTGGCCGGATAATCTGGGGTTTGATCTGCGGATAGCTCAGCAGTACCCGCTCTGCGCACATCTTGGTCTTGTTGTAGTCGCTTAAGGGCTGCAGGTCCATATCCTCTGTGACCATGCCACGATCTGCTCCGTATACAGATACAGAGGAAGCGTAGATAAATCTGCAAGACGTTTTAGCCGCCAGCTGGGCCAGCTGTTGGGTGGCCAGTACAGAGGTCTCCCAGGATAGACGGGGATAGAAAGAAACGGAAGGGTCATTTGATATCGCCGCTAAGTGGATGATGGCTTCTGTGTCGTAGATGTCCTTTATCTCCCGGACATCCTTACGCACTCCAACATTTGAGAACCAGCCAATATCTGCTTCCCACACCTTATGGCCAGCTTCTTTCAGTTTTGGTAGCAGCAAAGACCCAACGTAGCCTTGCGATCCGGTAAGCAATATCTTCACAGTCTCTCCTTATCACAACCACGGCATACATATTCCCAAAGCGGGTTCTCATATTGGCAATGCGGACAACGCCACATGATCAGTCTCTAATCCCCAAGATTTGTGGACCGTCTGTACGATGCTTCAAACCCTTTTTCTGTGGTGATACCGTCAGATTCGATAACCCTGAAAAGCCTCTTGACATGTGCCCGTAGCAAGATTCTACCGAGGCCTGTTGTAGAAGTACCGTACTGGTGGACGAGCTGGTCAATCGTTGCTCTTTGCTCAGCAGAGTGTGTGAACGTAATGTCGGATCGGCGCTTATGCTCATTTGGATCGACAGCAAAGTCAGCTTCCACAAGCGCACCGAAATCGTAACTGAAGCTACAGACTGTGGTGCGCTCCTCCAGGAGGTCACGCTTGCGCGCAAGGGAGAACTGCTCTGCTTCATGGAGATACTCAGCCAGTTCTGGGAAGAATCCCCGAGCCACGGTATATAGACCTGCATGTAGTTGCTCCTGTAAGTTGAAGAACGCGACCGCGTTGGCGTTGAACAGCTCATTAGTTCCCATCTGTTCGTTCAGGTACTGGTCCAAGTGCGTACTGGCAAAGGCTACCGCTTCTTCTCTGGAACTCCAGAGGGGCTTGATGGTGTCCTGTCTGAAGGTATCGTACAGTTCACATAGATAGTCCCTGCGCCGTTCATGGAAGCCAGTAAGGATCTGGAACCATTCGACGCCACGAACACTACAGAGCCCGAAGAGTTCACGGAATACGTTCGCGTTGTGACAGATCGTGACCGTAAGATCCCACTCGCGAGCGTCGAGATAATCTTCGAAGCTGAGGCTGTCTTGAGAAGTGCAGATTTCTTCGATTTCGGCGCAGTCAAAGGATTCTCCTTGAAAACTGTATCGACCAAAACAACGCGGCATGATCCGCCAGTGACACTTCATCCCGAACTTCTCACGCGTCTCCCGCGTGTTCATGTCCGTCTCTGGCAGCATAATGAGCTGGTACATGCGCAGGTAGCTCAGTCCTGTGTTTACGGCGTCCCTTAGACTTTGGATATGCGCTTCGATTGTATCCCCCGGCAGATTAAGTATGATCTCTGCGTAGGTGTTAGCATCGATTCTGCTGCCCTGACGAGCGACTGCGGCAAGTTCGTCAGTACTGATATTCGACCGTCTGATATTCTGTAGCACATTAGCGTTAGTGGATTGGAGCGAGGCCGCCACGCCCATTGATCCGCCAATAATTGCAGCAACTTCGAGAACCCGCTCCTTTTGATTCTTGCCGCCGCTGACATGGATGTATTTAGGCCATCCGTAGACGGCCTGGACGTGGGCGATGTCATAGGCTTTTTCTTTGTCTTCTTTGAACATGCCGAAGTTGGCGTCCGAGATGTAGAGGTCGCTAAGCGTGCCGCGCCTTTGGCCGATGTAGTCGAGGTCTTCAGCGAGCGTTGTCCTTTTCGCAACTTGGTCATAGTAGGCTGTACCTTCTGTGCAGAAACTACATTTAAACGGGCAACCGCGTGTGGTGTGCGTCATGGGGATGAGCACGCCATCGAAGAACTTGTCCATCAGTCCTTCGGTGTAGGGGGAAGGCAAATCGTCTAGGGATTTGATACGAGGCAAGAGGGGTTCTCGAATGATTTTTCGATCCTGCATGTGGTGCGTACTCGGCACCCCGCTATTCTTATCTCGTCCCCAATTTGAAGCCAACCAAGCGAGCAATTGCACAGTGGCTTGCTCACCTTCTTTGTAGATGTAGAAGTCTGTGTGCGGGTAGGCTTTCCAGTACCACTCTTGCTCTTCTTCTGTGCTGCCATAGTTCGGTCCTCCTGCGATGGTGACGACGTGGGGCCAGCGCTCTTTGATGCGAGCAAGGTATTCATTTCCGAGGTTGCAGTTCCAGCTATAGTTGCTGATTCCGAACACATCAGGGACTCGTAAAGACAAAGCCCGGTCGAGATCTGCGGGATACTTAAACAACTCCACATCAGCATCTGGGATCTCCTTCTTGATGTTGGCACCGATCAATCCGATGGCGAGCGGGAACACGTTGCTGGCCACCAGCAATCCGGTGTGGGTAAGATCAGCTAGATAAATAATCACTTGCGCTCCAATTTCTTCCTGAGCTTTCTTTCCCTGGACTTGGCCAGAATCATTTCCCGGTTCTTCTCATAGTATGTGCGCTGCTTGGTCTTGCCCTCTGGCGGCTCGTAGGGCTCCTTGCTCAGACCATGGCCCAGCACGATACGCACGGGGAGGTCAGACAGTTTCACTCCCCTTCCCTCCCGGCCTGCTCCAGCGCGGCGTCGACGACACGGCGCAGCCAAGGCAAGTCTGCTAACAGGTCCGCTCTAGGTGGATTCAGGCAGTCCCATTGCTGGATAGTGCGCAAAGCCTGCTCCGCCTCTTCCCGCGCTGCGCGTTCGGCGGCGAGGTCGGTGTCAGCAGCAATTTGTCTGCCGCGAGTTTCGGCATGCCAATCTTGCTCTGCTCTAACAGCGAAGAATACGGCCATGTCCAAAGTCAGAACATCCTTTACAAGTCCGCGTTCTGGGTCTGTATGCTCGATGAAGCGTGACTCTGGAGGGTGGCCGACATCAGTCAGTGCTTGATCTATTTTGGCGAGCCGCTCCTCCAGCTCCTTGATGCGGGCCTCTCCAATTCCACGTTCGAACACAACTTGCTTGCTGTATTCTTCTGCCGCGCGGAGGCGTTCCTGCAAGCATCGTACACATGGTTGATAGATTGACTTCAGCCCATGAGGGCACATTTCCAACTCGCTGCGGTTCTCCGGCGTCTCTGCCGTCCCTTCGCTAGTGCTGTCGGTCACTTCGCCTCCTCAGCCTGCACGGCGTCGGCAATCTCGACGGCGCGTTGCGCCAGACGTTCAGGATGAAGAGCCAAATGGTTCTCGGGAACATGCGAAACATGCACTAGCAACCCCTGCATCGCCATGCCGACGAGCCACTGGCGGTAGGTCATGCCGGGCAGGTACTTCTCCGCATTCTCTGACGGAAACGCCTGCTGGGTCTTGTTGCTCATCTCAGCACCCACCTTTCTACTACCCTCCAGAAGATCGACTTGAGACTCCGCCGCGACATGCCATCACACACGCCATACATACGAGCATGCCATTCCTGATAATACTTGGACGATCTCGCGTTGCAGTTAGTCATAGTTCGGGTCCTTTAAGTACTTTCTGTCCGCCTGGTTGAGATATGCCCTCTGTTTGCTGTCGAAATATCTCCATACCTCTAAAGCCTCTTCTGGATCGTTTATCGTCCTGATCCACTCATCCCAAATCTTCCTGGCCCCACTCCAGTCACCGCCATCGAAGTGCTCAAGCATGGCAGTGACAATAATTTCCACCATCAAACGATCTCGAAGATATCCTCTAAAGACTCTGCTGCGTTCTTAGCGGCCTTAGCCCACTTCGCTATGTCATCAGGAGACTGTATATAGCCGCTCTGGATGGCATGGGCGACGGTATTGGATACGAAGGCCATGTACCAGCGGTCCAGGCTCACACGGCCTGCTGCGTAGGGTTCTGGAGCCTTTGCCGTGGGTGTTGGCGCAGACCCGGTAACTTGAAACGCATCGATCCAGGAGAAACTTCTGCCGTTGAAGGTGTTGTCTGTAACAACAGCATCCACTTGTTTCCCGGCCAGTTGTTCTACACCCTGGACTTTAAAGGCGGCGTAATAGGTTTTCCCTCCAGCATGGACTTTGAAGGACTTAGGCCCGCGTTCTACAGACTCAATGTTGAGGATCAATTTGTTTCTCCTTTGGTTGCCAATTAACTCCAGTAGCCCAGTTAATCACACTGATATCGTCCTGTGTCCAGGTGCCAGTAGACACATTGTCCAGGGCATCCCATAGACGGTGCTCGAGTTCTTCCTGGGTGTCAGTCATAGGGGCCACCTCCAACCAATCCACAAACCTAGAGCGATTGAACCGGCCACTAGAGGCAAAACCCGTTTCATAAACCTCTTCCAGGCCAGATAGCGCATCTGGTTAACGTAGTGCCGAGCTGCAGACTGTGCGGCGTGGTCTTGGTAGTTCATGTGGTTTCTCCTGTGGCCTTGGCGATGGCGGCACGTGCCATGTCGATGAACTCTCCATCTTTACGCTGTCGGGTTCTCCCACGCGCGAGTTGATCCGTTATCATTCTCAATGCCTCCAGCAGGTCAGGCGCGGCAGCGATGAGGCGGGCGTTTTGTGGAAGAGCAGAACAGATAGTTACGTACTCATTGAACTCAGGATCTGTTCTCGCCATCACCACAGCTAATGATCCAGCTCTTTCATCTATCAACCACGGTCCCGGTGTATGCTTTCCGCCTTCCCACTCTATATCGTCATGCGCTTTCGGCTTATCCATTGCTTTCCTCCGGCGTGGTCTTGGTAGTTCATGCCTTAGCTCCCAGCCACTGCTTGAAATCAGCCACGCAGTGCGCGCAGGAGCAGGAAGTACGATGGCCCACCCTGTTGGGCTGCTCACCCTTGCGCGGCAGCTCGATGAATATGGCCTCAGCCGCATCGTTATCGGCCTTGAGTTCTGCGGTCAGGCCTGGCAGGTTCTTGACCCACTTATCCAGCTCGTTCATGGCTACCACTTCCCCGCCAGCACGATCCCATTCCCGCCATTGATTTCCAT